TGATCAGCAACCAGAACCAGCAGAAGATGCATAAATTTAGCACTTTCCAAAATGTGTTAGACGAGGCAGTATTTAAACTGCCAAGAGGTCATAAGAAACTCAAGTCTAATAAAGAACGCATTGTTGGAAAAGTGTATGATGTAATCTTTACACAAAAGGGTAGAGATATATTTGTTTTTGTTGATGGACAGGAGACTGGTCCATATAAAGATCTTAAAGATGCACAGTCAAATGTTAAAGATTTGGTGAAACTCTTTAAGCAAATGAAAGCAGAAGGAATAGATCCTATGGAGGGATTAGTTACATGAAACTAATATCAGAATTTACAACTAACGACTTGGGTTGTTTAGTAGAAGAAAGAGACGATGGTAAGAAAGACTACTATATACAAGGAGTCTTTATGCAATCTGAGATCAAAAACAGAAATGGTAGAGTCTATCCAAAAAATGTTTTACGAGAAGAAGTAAAACGATACACTAAAGATTTTATAAAGCAAGATCGTGCATTTGGTGAGTTAGGTCATCCACAAGGACCAACTATAAACCTCGATCGTGCATCCCACCTCATTACTTCATTAGAAGAAGATGGGAATAATTTTGTGGGTAAAGCAAAGATTTTAAGCACCCCAATGGGTTCTATTGTTAAGAACTTGATTGACGATGGTGCAAAACTTGGAGTATCATCTAGAGGTCTAGGATCCCTAGAAGAGAAGGGTGGTGCCCAATATGTAAAAGGCGATTTTCAGTTAGCAACTGCTGCTGATATCGTGGCGGATCCTTCCGCACCTGATGCCTTTGTAAATGGTATCATGGAAGGTGTAGAATGGATCTGGGAAAATGGTATTCTAAAGGCACAGAAGATAGAGCAGTATAAAACTGAAATATCATCTGCGAAATCATCTGAGTTGGAAGAAGCCAAATTACGAGTATGGAGCGACTTCGTTAGAAGTTTGTAACATATAAATAGTTTGGTAAGAGTAATAGAAAACTCAGATAATAGGAGAAATTCGAAAATGGCTGAGAACATTAAAAACAACGAACTTGATCTTGAAGAACAAGATGCACAGTTGAAAGGTGCTGAGAAGGGCGACAAAGTCCATCCCAAGCAAGGTTCATCTGATGCTGAAAAGATAGAAAAAGGAAAAAGCGAAGTTGTAACTCCAGACGAAAATCCTGTTGACAAGGCAGTAGCATCAGTTAAAAAAGCATCTGATAACAAAAAATCACCAAAAAGAAAAGGTGATCAAGATGGTGGCGACAAAGTTGCTGCTAAAGTTAGTGAAGATGTTGACACTGAAGAAGATTCAATTGAAGAAGGTTATTCTAAAGTTGAAATGATTAAAGCAATGGTCAACAAGTTCAAAGACATGGATAAAGAACAACTTAAAGCATCTTATGATAAGATGGTAGACAAACAAGATGACGACGAAGAAGACGACATGGAAGAGTCTACAAAAGCAGAAATCATAAGAGCAATCGCTGAACACCTCAAGTATGCTGACGAAGAGTCAGTTGCTGAGCAATTCGATCTTATAATCAACGAAGCAAAAGCGAAAGAAGAAAAAGAAGACGACTCTGACGATGAGGAAGAGGACGAAGACGAAGACGAGATGGACGAAGAAGTTCAAAAAGAACTTGAAGATGCTATCAAAGAAGTTGAAGTCAACGAAGACGTCGAAGCACTTGCTAAATCTCTAAACTTAGATGAAGAGAACAAAGCAAAAGCACAAACTATCTTCGAATCTGCTGTTGCTGTTAAAGTTGATCAAATCAAAAAAGATCTTACAGAACAGTACTCAAAAGAACATCAAACTGCCGTGGAAGAAAGCAAATCTGCACTTTCCGAGCAAGTTGATAAGTATCTCTCATATGTTGCAGAAGAGTGGGTTAAAGAAAACGAACTCGCAATTGAGAGAGGTCTTAAATCAGAAATGACAGAGAACTTCATTACAGGACTAAAAGCATTGTTCGTAGAACACTATGTTGAAGTACCAGAAGAGAAGTACGATGTTATGGACGAATTGGCAAATAGACTTGATGAAATGGAAGACAAGTTAAACTCTGAAGTTGAAAGAAATATGAAACTTCAAGAAGAGATTGACGGATTCCAAAGAGAGTCTGTAGTCAATGAAGCATGTGCAGATTTATCTGAAGCACAGAAAGAAAAATTACTTTCTCTAAGTGGAAAAGTAGACTTCCAAGACAAAGAAGATTTTGTTAGCAAAATCTCTGAAATCAAAGAAGCATATTTCCCAACAGAGAAAACCGAAGACACTTTGATCGAGAGTGCTGCCGAAGGTGAAGATGAATGGACTGATACAGTTGTTGAGTCAACTGATAAGGTCGTTGATCCTACCATGGCAAAGTACGCAGAATTCGTATCAAAGGTCAAACCACTAAACTCAAAATAGGAGAAAAGGTAATTAACTATGTTTATGACAGAACAATTACAAGAAAAGTGGCAACCTATTCTAGAGCATCCTGAAGTCTCAGAGATTAAGGATCCCTACAGAAAGGCAGTCACTACAGTTATTCTTGAAAACCAAGAAAAAGCACTTAGAGAAGATGCTGCAATGCTTGCAGAAGCATCGCCATTAAACTCTACAGGTTCACCAATTTCAAATTGGGATCCTATTTTAATCTCTTTAGTTAGAAGAGCAATGCCCAACTTAGTCGCATATGACATTTGTGGAGTTCAGCCAATGACTGGACCTACAGGTCTTATCTTTGCTATGAAAGCAAGATACAACGACTATCCTACAGTTGCTAGAACAGGCAAAACTGAAGCATTAGGCATCAACGAGCCAGACACTGGATTCTCCAGTGCTGCAAACCCAACTGCTGCTGGTCCTTTATCAGCACAGATCACTGATCCATTTGACTCATCTTCACCATCATATGAAGATACAACTGGAACAGGTATGACTACAGCAACTGCTGAAGCATTGGGTGACTCTTCTTCTAACTCTTTCGCAGAAATGGCATTCTCAATCGAGAAAGCAACTGTTACTGCAAAATCAAGAGCATTAAAAGCAGAATACACAATGGAATTAGCACAAGACCTTAAAGCAATTCATGGTCTTGATGCAGAAGCAGAATTAGCAAACATTCTATCTTCTGAAATCTTAGCAGAAATCAACAGAGAAGTTGTTAGAACAGTAAACATCCAGGCAAAAACTGGTGCTGCTGCAACATCAACTCCTGGTACATTCAACTTGGATGTAGATGCTAACGGAAGATGGTCAGTTGAAAAATTCAAAGGACTTCTTTTCCAAATCGAGAGAGAAGCAAATACTATTGCTAAAGAATCTCGAAGAGGTAAAGGTAACATGGTTCTATGTTCATCAGACGTCGCTAGTGCTCTAGCAATGTCAGGTGTGTTAGACTATGCTCCTGCACTTCAAACAGGATTAAATGTAGACGACACTGGTAATACTTTTGCTGGTGTATTAAATGGAAGATTCAAAGTATATGTTGATCCATATGCTGGTGTTGACTATTTAACAGTCGGATACAGAGGTACAAACCCTTATGACGCAGGTCTTTTCTATTGCCCATATGTTCCATTACAAATGGTTCGTGCAGTAGGTGAGAACACATTCCAACCAAAAATCGGGTTCAAAACTCGATATGGAATGATTTCTAACCCATTCGTTGGATCATCTCCTTCTGATGGATTAGCAACTGCTGGTACTAACTTCTACTACAGAAAGTTAGCAGTATCTAACATTCTATAAAAACAATTGATTGTTTTCTAAGGGCAGTTTATCTGCCCTTTTTTTTATATAAATACTAATATGCCAACACCAACTAACAAATCTTATTTACAACCAACATCCTTTAAGTTGTTGATCCCCAGATTACCAACTGTAGAATACTTCTGTACAGCAGTTACAGTACCAGACATAAGTTTCTCAGAAGCAATCTTTGCTACTAACATTGGTGTGAATGCATACTATCCTGGAGATAAGATAAGTTTTATGGACTTAAACATCACATATCTTGTGGATGAAGATCTAAAAAACTACAAAGAAGTATATGATTGGATGCGTGCCATTACTCCTGCAAATGATCCTGAAACTTTCAAAGCATTGACAGGAACTACTTCTAGTTCTACTAATGCTTATACAGGCACAGGTTCTGATTTAGAGCAGTATGAAGATATCACACTGGTTATCAATACCAACAAGAATAATCCAAATAAGTTTATGAGATTTTATGATGCCTTCCCCATAGCATTGGGTGGGTTTCAAATGTCTAGTGAAAGTACAGATGTTGCTACTCTAACATCTAACATCAGTTTTAGGTTTACATACTTCAACATCTCTGACAACTCGTAAATCACCTTTACAACACCTGATAAATATAGTAGAATATACTTGAGGATATATTATGATACTTGAAGACTTTCCACGCGAAACTAAAAAGTTTGAAACCATATCTAAAAAAGGTGAAGAAGCACCTTTAGCAAAACAATGGTTTAAAGAGTTTCCTGGAGCATGTAGGTATGTTCCACTCAAAACTGTAGATTCTCGTATTAACAATGGGAGACCAGATACACATATTAGAATCAGAGATTACTTTGCATTCAAAAACAAGTATGATGTAATTGGATCTACATTACCCCATAGAACTGAAGAACAGAATAGGATGTATCATTTCAATAAGATGCATTATCTTATTCATAATATCAAAAGCAATGGTTTAGAATATCCACCACAAGGTGTGTTGACTTATGATGCTAATAAGAATCATCAGTTATCCTTTTCTTATCATGTACATCCAGGAACAGGTAGAGTAAACGCACTTAGATGGTTAGACTGGAATCCTAATGTTATAATTTGGGATCCTTACGAACTATTCAGAGAGTATCCTGCTTTAGACTTTGAAATGTATTGTGATATCTTTTGGCAAAACCATGTGCACAAAGAAGGTGAGTTCTCATTAGACTTTCTTGTGAATGGGGGAGGATGGGGCAATTTAGAATGTTTCCAAACTATAAACTACCAAGTCAATTACGATGATCATTATGCTAAGATAAAGCATATGTTCGAAAAGAAACCAACTCTGTACATTGGGTATGACAGCAGACATGGTACAGCATCAAAAGCATGCGAAAGATCAATCAATAAGTGGTCGCACCCTTTCATTATCAAATATCTTGATGTATCACAAATACCTGAATACACTAGAGAGTATGCTAACCAATCAACTGAGTTTACATATAGTCGCTTCCTAATTCCTCATCTAGAAAATTATGAGGGCATAAGTTTATTCTGCGACGATGACTTTATTTTCCTACAAGATCCGACTCCACTCATCATGTCAGTTAATTATGATGAAGCAGTATCTTGTGTAAAGCATGACTTCAGTGATAAAGGTTATCGCCAGAAACTAGGAAACGAAAAGGATGTTTGGTATCCTAAGAAGTTATGGTCAAGTCT